GCATCAGCAGTTTGTGTCCAATCACTATCAAGTAACAGGAACTTCCTAATCATTACAAGTTTGTTCCAGTTAATATAATTATCCTTGGCATATAATGATGTTAATGCCTGTTCTAAATTATAATCTTCAACCTCACGGTACTCAGTATATTTTCTATCTAACTTTTCCCACAACTCATCTAATTCAGTACTTGTAAACTGATTAGTATCTAACTGATAGGATGACCACGAATATACACCAGTCTTCTGGTTACGAATATTCTTATTCTTATTGATTACTGTAGCACCAGCTTTGTATCTGATATATGATTCTAATTTATCACGATCAGAGTCCCAAACTGGATAAAGTATAGGGACAATATCACTAGTCCAAAAGTCATCATTGATGGCTTTAGTGACACCATTCTTTTGAATCGTTCTGTCTAGAGCATTAACATATAATGCTACTTCTTGTCCAGCCATGTTTGCCATATTATTGTACCTTAAGAGCCCATCCTGTCAATATGTATTTATCTTGTGTAAAAACTGTATTGCCACGATGAACATGTGTCAAACCAGCAGGAAAGATACACATCATACCTTGCTCTGGTTTAATTCTTCTCTTTTGATAAAGGAATTCTGTTTCAGCCTCACCATCAGGCATATCATTTAAGTATATAGTCCACACTAACTCACGTTGTGCAGTTTGATGTGAAGCATTTTCATAATGCCATTCATGGTATCCACCTGAAGGTGGAGTTTTTTGTCCTTTAACAGTGTATGACATCAACTTCACATTTAATAGTTGACTGTACTGCATACAATAATGTTTAAGACAACACTTCAAATAACCATTGAACTGATCTGTCAGTTGTTGGTCATAATCTTGTAGAAATACTTGATCATCACCTCTTCCCATTCTTCTATTAGGAAACTGACTGTCTCCATCACCAATTCCACTTGTATCAGTGGAATGATTTAATATATTATCAATTTTATCTATGGCATCATTACAAAGTTGTTTTGGTATAAACTTTCTCCAGATGCCAATAAAGTCATCAAACTCTCCAACCATCTTGTCGATTGGAAAGATAAATTGTTCACTCATAATTAAATTGCTTTTATCAAATATTTTACCCTATGGTATCTAGTAATCAACGGAATGTTGCTTTCTGGAGACGCAACAACTGATGTTGTTATTGGAGTCGATGAACTCATTGTGAATTTACCATCACCTGCTAACATACTAGCATCAATTGGTGTGATTGTTGTATCTATTTGATCAATACCACCAATTAAACTACCACTAGCAGGAGTAAATACTTGATTAGTTTCTTCATCATAGAATAGATGAATACCTGCTAATCCATAGTTATCTTCAGCATCATTGCTATTATCATCTTGTCCAGCAGTTCTATTTTGTCTCAAATATAGATAGACACCATTCTGTCTAATATTATTTCCTTCTGGTAATGCTATATTATAGAAGTCCCAGTCATTAGAAGTGGTACTTGCAGGAACAATAGTGTTTAACAATGTGGTAGTATTACTTCCATCCAACTGCCAGTATACCATAAGATCCTCTTCTGGTATAGCCCCTCCATTAGAACCATTACCTCTGATAACTGTAAATCTCATATTATTTACATTGGTCAAATTAAAGGGACCAACATAGTATTCTCTTAAATTATTCCCTGAACTATCTCCAATCCAAGGCAAATATTTTGTTACCAATCCACCATATGAAGGAGCACTAGCACCAGCAGCAATGGCAAATTTATCACTAGAAGTAGATCCTGGTCCTGGGACTGTCTCTACCATATCATCATTGGTTGATGACTGCCATATATCACCATCAAATGCTGAACCTGAAGGAATACCTGCTGGATCACACAAATAATACTTACCTGCTGGAATAGAAGGATTACCTGGAGTTGATCCACCTCCTTCACTACCAGCATATCTAACTTTAATATAACCATTAGCACCATCTTCTGCTAATCCACCACCGTTACCTGGAGATTGTAAACCAGCAGTTACAGCAATATTCTTTCCTATGATACTACAGATAGCAACAGCACCCTGTCCACCTCCACCACCATTAAAACCATACTGTGTTGCATTTACAGAAGTAGTGATACTTACAGATCCATCTTGACCTGGTGCTGAACCATTAGCAGACCAAGTTGCAACACACATATCTGATCTGTATGCAGAATCTCCTCTTGCTCCACCAGATCCACCACCATTACCATTGTGACCAACACCAGCAGTTCCACCAGATCCACCATTTGCTGCACCAGAAGGACCGCAGCCACCGCCACCTCCTCCTCCACCACCAGCAGTACATCCACCAGCAGTTCCGTCAGCACCATTAACAAAGTCCATCGCACTTGTCATAGAATGTAAGTTAGTACCTGCATTTAGACCAGCACCACCAGCGTAGCAACCATCAGTAGTTCCACCACCATTGTAACCACCACCTGATCCACCGCCACCGCCTCCACCGCCAGCACCGACAAATACGTTACCACCATTGAAGTAGACACCAGTAGCACCACCACCTGCACCACCTGTTGCACCATTACCCCATGCACCACCACCAGAGTTACCACCAACAGCAGGTCCATTACCACCTGACGCACTACCACCAGGTTCAGAACCAGTACCATCAGTATAACCATCTCTAGCGTTCTCTCCTACTCCACCTGCTCTACCAATTTGCATTGTGATAGTATTAGGAACTGATGCTAATGTTGCTGTAATTAATGCACCATTTGTTGCTGTTCCACCAATAGCAGTACCATCACTAGGAGAACCAGATGAACCTGGTGGTTGAGTTGATCCTGCTTCACAACCAGAGTTAGCATTAGGGTTACCATTACCTCCACCAGCACCTGCAACTGAAAGGACAATATTTCTACTGGTCTCACCAGCTATCTGTGGTGGGTTAGTCCATGTATCATTAAATGCAGTGAATGATTGTGTTCCTAAATTAACCACAGTTGAGAAACCATTTGCTCCACCATCACCACCAGATCCTAATGGTTTGGGTGTGGTTCCTGTATCTCCTCCACCATTTGTCTCACTTAAATTTGTACCTTGAGTACCACCACTGTCTCCACTAAGTCCTGTTGTGTTCGTACTAATAGAAAACCAATCCTCATTGTCTAATGAAGGTGGATATGAGAATGCTCCTCCAGCACCTCCAGCACCTCCACCAGTACCTGGTGCAGTAAATGTAGTTATTCCACCAGTACAGTCAGTTCTAGAATTAAACATGACTGAATTATTATCATTTCTTGTAGCATTAAATGCAATACCGCCAGGATTATCTGCCCAAGTATTATTAGTAGCAGCAGAGTTCTTAACTCTAAATTTCAACTGATTCCAACCAGTAATAAGAGTATTTGCAGCAACAACTAATGTTTGACTGCTGGTAAAAGGTACAGATGGTCCTGAAGTATTTGGTGGTGTTGCGTTACCTTGCTTCCAAGTACCATCAGGATTATACAAATCCAGTTCAGATAAACCATCACAATGGAATTCAACATTAAAACCAGCAGCAGCAAGACCTGCATCTACATTAATACCAACACCACCTTCTACCCACTGATCTAAGTTAGGATCTGTAGCAGTAAGTGCTGGAACTACTGGATAAATTGCATTGTTCAACATAAATGTTGACCATACAGCAGCAGTACCAGGAGATATTTGGTTTGATCCTACTGGAAGCCAATTTCTTGTTTGTAATAATGCTTGTCCACCAATACTTCCTGCGGTTCCACCAAAACCACCATTCGATGTAACAGTATATGTTGTACCATCTACAGTAAATGTAGCATAAGCATATCCTGCATCTCCACCAGAATTATCACTATCTGCACCACCTCCACCTGGAGCATACAAAGTTAAATCTATTTGTGTTACTTCCCCTGAACTTGCAGGAACTGGGTTCATAGTAATTGTTGATGGAGTAAGTGCATCTTGTTCTTGGAATGTAACTCCTGTTCCTGGATTAACTATAACTGTTGCTTTACCACCAACTACTGTCATTTGATTGGTAGCATAAAATCTTGGTTGAGGAGTAGAAGTAACCTCATCAAATGTTCCAGATGCTAATTTAACTATTGGATTACCACCAGCAGGAGATGTACCAGGAGGATTTGGTTGTGAATCTGATGTTGGATCATACTCAAATCCTTGAGTAGATAAACCTGTACCTAATACTAAGAATGATCCATTATATTCTCCTGGAGTTGCACCTTGAATAGTAATCCAATCTCCAGAATTATATCCATGAGGTTCTGCTGTTGCAACAATACACTTATCATTAGGAGCATCATAAGTAATACTTGTTATATTGATAGATGGAGCTGATGTAACATTCCATTTCTTTGGATTACCACCATCATCTAAACCAATGCCAGCAGTATTACCATAAGTTGCCATGTTACCATCATTTAACATAGTAGCAGACAATCCATGTGAGTGTCCTAATGCTACTCCACCTGAAACAGATGGTTCAAATGGTATAACATTCGATCTTGATTTAGTATAGATCACACCATACTTATCAGAAGGTGACCCACCAAATTCAACAGCCAATGACTCATCTGGTTCTGATGATAATATATTATGATAGTGTTCTATTGGTCTTGAGAATATATGATCATCAATTGGACCAACTGTTGTTGAAACATCTCCAGTAATAAATGTAGATATATCAGCTTGAATACCAGTATATCCAGTTGTCTTAACGTTACCTATATCAAAAAATATTCCACCATTTAATAACTGGTTCTGTGCAATATACCAAGAACCACCAATCTGTCCAACTGTATTATTTAAACCATCCTCTACTGTGGAGGATCCTAAACCGTCTACTGCACCATAACCTACAACTAATTTCTCTCTATAATCTGGTAAGAAGAATGTTCCAATACTACGTGGAGTATCCCTACTATTAAAACTCCTAAACATTGTAATGTTAGGATGAACAACACCACCACCAGTGAAGTTAACCGTAAACTGTGGTAATGTCGCAGGATCTACTCCACCTGGTAATCCAACTTCAGGAAATACTATCTCGTAACAGAATTCATTAGCAGCAACCTGTGCATTAACATTCTCTGTTGGTAGTTTAGTTTGATAGTAATTATTAAATTCAAATACACCTGGTCCTATTGATCCAAATCCTACACCAACACCAAACTGAGCACTGACCTGAGAACCAGATCCACCAAAACTATTGCTTAGACTAACACTAAATGCTACTGGATCCTTACTCAAGACAGTAGTATTAACTGGAAGTGTTACTGTACCATTATTCCCCATCAATTCTACTACATCACCAACATTCATCTTATTAATCTCTGTTGATGGTATAGCAGTTATATCTGGTGAACCAGCAGAAATATTACCAGTGAATTGTGTTGTTTGTCCTACAAATCTTACAGATGAACCATAAGGATATGGCATCTTTGATACTGCTGCTATACCAGGATCTCTATAAAAATTTAAAAATGCTTTATCATTAATCCAAAATAATTTTCTCAATCCACCAGGAGATGATGGTTGTGCTGGAGAATAAGTTGTATTACCACCGTAAGTATTACGAACTGCTTTGTATAGTATAGGATAATCTCTAATGTTTAATTCTCTTCCATCACAATAAAGATAACCTTGATGCGAATACTCTTCTATCTCATTTCCTGCACCAGAATTTACATCAACAAGAACAGGTAAAATGGTTCCAGGTGGTTGATGTTGACCTCCCTTGTCTTGGTAATAATTCTGATATTTATTGCGGTATGTGACAGTCATTAATACTTAATTAAGAATTCCTGGACGATATAAGGTTGAATAAATTGATCTGCTTTATTCTCAGTATTAACACTAATGCTAATGGTAGATTTCAAATCAATAGCAGGTATAAATGCTGGATTTGTATTCACTACATATGTATGCTCGGTTGCTGAGAAATTAACAAAGTGACGGTGAGTACCATCATTACCAGTAGCCTCAGATTGATTAACAACGTTGTTAATAGCACCATAGTAACTATCTTCTGTACTATCAGCAAATCCATCGTAAGGTACGTTTGGATCTGTATAGTTAGGAGTCAAAGTTATAGGACCAGTCTGTGGGTTAGCAAGATAACCACCCAACCAACAACCTGGCCAACCTATTCCTTCACATTTTACAGCAACAGTTCCTGTGTATGTAATAGTACCGTAAGTATATGATTCCAAAGAACCAGAACTACCACCACAACCACTATTCTGTCCACTCCAAACTGGCCACTGTCCACCATATCCTGTTGGTATCAAACATTGGTTAGAAGATAAAAATTCACAACCACTGAAACATCCAGCATAATATGTTCTTCTACAACCACCAGCAGATTCTGATTGTGTTGTTGATGCTAATCTCTGTCTAGTTGCTTGTAGATAACACAAATCCTGTTTAGTATTCTCTGACCATTCTTGAATACACAATGTAGACTTCCTAGTGTATGAGTTTCTACCAAACATTGCAAACTCATTACCAACACTAGATGCTACCCTAGTTCTAGTTCCATCATGGAAGTGAGCGTGTGGCATGATTGCAGTTTGCAATACATCTATACTTTCTGTATAGTTACCAGTAGTTCTAGTAAATCCTGGTTGACCAGTTATCTCAATAGTTTGTGCTGGTAAGAAAAATGATCCTTGATATAATATTTCATAAGATGTTCCTATATTACTCTGAACATCCAATCCAACACCAGATTTTGTAATGGTATTTGGTGGATCATTATCATCTTCAAGATAAAGATCAATAGCATCTCCTAAGTTCGCTCCACTAGATGCTCTTATTTTCTTAGATCCTAAATCTGGTACTTGAAATTGATTGTCAAGTAATGTTTGAGTTGGTTTTCTATATCTACAGAGTTGTCCAACTCCTAATATCTCTGCTAATTCTGGAAATATTTCAGCAGAATATATTCCACCATCACACCTTAAGTATCCAGCAGGTAATTCATCTTTAGTATTCTGATCATCTGGATCATTAGATGTTAATTGCTTACTCCAATTCAATATCGTACCAGTGGTAGTACCTACCTTTGATTTTTCTCTTTGATAGAATACTGCCATTAGTATGCCCTCATTACAATAAGAGTAGTTAGTGACGGAGTATTAGGGTTAACTTGCACACTTAATGCCTTATCAACACTCACTGGAGATATAGTTCCTGTCGTCATATTATTTATGAGAACAGTGCTAGGAACTCTCATTTGACCCTTATTCATACTCACATCAATCGTGAAATGATTATGAGATCCAAACGATTCAGAATTCCATACGTCTGCCTGATGGTTCAATGTAACTGGATAAGGATATAATTCTCCATCACCAGCACTTCCACCAGTTCTTGCAGTATCTACATCACTACCAGAAGTATAATGGTTTCTTTGACCCATATATGATCCTGCTGGTGGAAATGGAGCTGTTACTGCTGGCATCTGCTGATTAATGATACATGTATTTGGATCATTATAACTACCATTATTCAATGGATCTCCAGTATTACCATATCCTGCAACAACTCTATTAGTATTAGGAATTACAGGAACATCAGTTACAGAGTTTGTAAAATCTCTCCATCCTGACATGTCAGGTAAAGTTTGACCAGCCTCATCATACCAAGTAACTCTTGCTGTACCTGGAAGAAATACATCTGCATTAGATTCATTAGGGTTAATTGCTATTGCACTAGCAGTAGTCCACTCAGCATCCTGAATATCATAGTTTCCTGCTTCAAATAATCCTACATAACCACCTGCAATAATTGTAGATGGATACTTATCAGTTTCTGGTTGTGCATGACTATGAGATGGAGTATGGTCAACACCTAATTTTCTAGGAATAACTCTAACCGTATCAAAATACACAGGATCTTGAATTGAAAGACCTGTAACCTTACCTGCTAATTCACCATCAGTTTCAATGGAAAAATTAACATCAACATATGATACAATATTAGTCAATGGAGAAGCATCAGCACCATTCTCTGTAACATATGCACCTATAACTGCCATATCTTCTGGTGCAACTCTTGATGATTCAATATCAACAAGTGCAGTTTGATTTAAATTAGGTAATGTAAACAAATCAGTATCTTCATAGAGTGGATACGGATTTTGTATTCCTACTGGTGGACCACCTGCAACTTGAAATGGACCATATGTATTACCTAGTAATTGTGCAAGCAATGGGTATTCATTTGCTCTAAGTGTTTGACCACTACACACAATCCATCCTTTTGGAACAGCATCAATAGTTAATGCCGATGAACTGGAAGATCCAGTCCAAGGCATTATTGTTCCTATAGGAGAAACTTTTGATGATTTTATCCTGTTATAACTTGCCATTAATTAAACCTCCATTAACCACCAACCAAGAACAGAAGTTGGAATTCCAACTTGAGCATTACTATCAGTTGGTCCGAGATATATTAAAGCAAATGCAGCATTTGGAGTCTGAACAACCAATTCACCTGAAGGATATGGTGTTAACCTATCACCAAGTAATGTTCCTGTATTATCTCCTTGTATTGGAGTTCCAGAAGACTCAGGTGTTCTTAAAACCAAAGTTGTATTGTAACTTAATTGTCCACCAACCTCAACTATCCTTATGACATCTCCAGTTATAGGAGCAGCTGGTAGTGTTAGAATTAATGTAGAAGTAGACTGAACATTGACTGTGTATACAATGTTAGCAATCAACTGTAAATCAGCTTCTAATGATGCAGATGATAGGTAACGTGTGTGTCTACCACCATTTGCAGTGTAGAAGTTAGTAACACCAAATGAATCTATAGAGTTATCTTGCTTAATAGCGAACTTCTTAGTTCCACTAGGACCGAGATTCTGAATGGAAAGTTGTTCAAATGATGTAGAAGGAACTGTTTGTGCTTCACCACTAACTGTGAATGACTTCTCAGAACCAGCATTACCTAAGTTATCAACGAAGAATGATGGAATGTTATTATCTGGGTTGAGAATAACGTTCTCTGGGTCACCACCCTTGAATAGATAGAAATCACCTCGTGATACAACACCAGCGTGCCATGTCATCAATCCAGAGTGATCAGCGTGACCATCATCATTGATGAATGAGAACATTCTAGTCTGATTAACAGAGTCAAAGATCTCAATACTACCACCAAGCATTCTTAGATCTTCAGATATATGAAGACCACCAGTTCTGAATGGAATAGCACCATCTCTAACCTGCTCATTCATCACTGACTGATGAACTACTCCCTCTAATCTACCTCCAACAGCAGCCCAGAGTACAGAGTTGCCATTTGCATCAGCAAAACAAACCCAGTTTAGATAGTCAAGTTTCTGCTGTACAATATATCCTCTATCAATAATAGTAGAGTTGTATGTAGAAGAAGCACCAGACTTAATTCTAGTTCTCTCCTCGGAATCAATTACATTAGCAAACTCTTGATGCTTAATAAGTCTTTTAACAATGTTACCACTTGCGAATACCGCATTAGTAGGATCAAATGGTTTGTCAGTATATAATCCATCTCCTGCCTGTTCAATAACAAGTGTTGGGTTAGCACCTGTAACTATGTTAGTAACCTTACCAACGATGAAGTCACCGATACCAGTTGCAGAAGCAGTTGTTGTACCAACAAATACTATATCATCAACTTTAAATGCACCACTTCCAACACCAAGACTGTTAACTGGAACCTGAACTGAACCACTTGAACCTTGAGCATTGCCATTAACTGTTGTGCTAGGACCACCAGCAGCATCAGTTTGTGGATCGAACCAGAAACTATACATTAATGGAATAGAACCAGCATCAAATGCTGTCTCTATAGCAGCAGTATTAGTATAATTGCTTGCCTGTCCAAGAGAAGCAAATACTAAATCTAATCTACCATAATGTGTTCCGATATGAGTTGTACCAGTACATGTATCAGTCTCGAATGTAGTAACATCGTTAC